AGTCTTCTGGCCGCTGTACATCAGCCCAAATAAGAATACGCTCACCAGTGCCCTTGAAGTCACGCACTACTCGCAATACTTTAGTAACAGGATCAAAGGTGTAATTGACGAATCCACCGAACATTCTAGCTGCTAACTCAACGTATCCTGCATAAAAATCGTATGTTGCCATGCCACCGGTGTAGTTGTAGTTCAACAAGTAGGTGTTCAAGATTGCACTTGAGAAAGGATCGAATGACGTTCCATTGCCGCCGCCTGTTTCAAGTCCCACAGTGCGTCTAAACAAAGATCGCACATTGATAAACTCTTGGGGTAGAGTGTATGTGTCCTGATTGGCAACTACGGTCATTAGCGTGTAGGATTCTGCTGTAGAATTCTGGGCTCTCTGTCGATAGACTTTAATGGTGTAGTTATAAGCTGCTTGATAGTGTTGCGGATCAAGTTCAATATCTACAATGTCTCCACCTAGCCTTAGTCTGATATTCTCAAACAATGCATGTTTAAGTTCGTCTAACGTTAGGCCCGACGGAGTGTTGAGTATGTTTGCGGTCATTGGTGGTTACCTGATATACTGTTATTTATCAGGTAACCCAGTTAAGGACACTTTCCGTGTGATTACAAGTCGCCAGCTTCCCTGTTTTCCGAAGAGAATACATCAAATTCTCCTCCCGGATATCGGCTTTCCAGTTTGGTTACGTTCTCCGCAATTACCTCATTGGGATCTAAATTCAATGCCCTGCAAGCATTGATCCAGTACCACATAATGTCGCCTAGTTCACGCTTTAAATGGAAAACAAGCGCATCATCTATTACCTTTCCCTGGAAGAGTACCTTCTTCACGATTTCCTCGAATTCTCCAGCTTCACTTCCTAGTCCAATTCCGGCGGTGATTAGTAGAGGTACGTTAAAAGCCGGGCCACCAACGTTGGCGTCTAATGCGTTTAATCGTTCAATAAATGTGGGCAGGTCTTCACTTTCTGCGCTGGTGATTCCTTGGACAAAGTCCTGATATTTGTATAAATCTACTGCTTGCATCATAAATTCTCCTATGCACAAGTATACAAGGAGCGCACATGCTTTGCAAGTGCTTCGGAAAGATAGCCAAAAAAAAGGGCCGAAGCCCCTAAACTCTGAATCGCTGATTGGAGCAGCGAGGAATCAGTATGCCTTAAGGATGATCATCCCGGCATTGAACCGACCTTTCGGGACTACACTAACCGCCCGAATTTCTTTGAAGTACTTACGTGCTGCGGGCCTGCTGCTCATGATTTCTTTGATCTGTTCAGCCGGCTTGCGGAGAGTCTTAATCTCACTGGTTTTTGTATCGAACCCAAGTAGCGTGTTGCCTTTAACTACGAAGCTTTTGGTGTAGTCGTCCGCAACATAGTGATGCAATTTGCGGCGACCAGTGTCATAGATCCAAGCCTCTCCGGCCCCATGCAATTTGATCGGAGACAACCCAACCAAGTCAAGCTTGAGTGATGCATCGGTAAACGACTTGGTGTGCTTGAGTCGAGCCACAATCTTCTCGACCGGCACAGCCTTACGCTTGCGCGGCGCCTTGTTAGCTTTCTTCACGCTGATATAACTGTTCAGGTCGCTCAGGACATGATCAATGAATTTTAGCGTGTTTTTAACCTGCTTTTTAGACAGACGCGAATACGCTTCAACCAACTGCTCATCCTTGCCCTTCACTACTTCCTCAAACTCAGCTTGTTTTCTCTTCCAAGCATCGGTCAACATAGGTACATGTTGCGCCATGATGTTCCTTTTCGATAGTTCATCTATGGGCTTAAAGGAATGATTCGTGGGAGATCCGGCTAACATGAAGTCATCAAGCATTCCTTCAAGTTCCCCTCCCGCTTCCAGGGTACGTTCACGCATGATTTCCTGCACGTTGGGGCCATTCTTCTCCTTCACTTCAACCACAGTATCCGAGGTCTTGTTTGCTTTTGCAAGATCCAGCAGGCGAGTCAGATCAGCTTCCAGACGAGTCGATTCGTCCTTAGTCAGGATCAGACCCCGAAGAGACATACGCGCAACCCAGCACATTGTCATGTTGAATTCCTGGTCGTCCACTTTGGACAGCAGTTTTGCATCTGCTTTTCGATCCTTGAGGTCAAGATAACCCTTGAGCAGGGAGATGGCGTCTTTACGACCGTAGAAACGCACGTACCAGGCAAACGACATAGCCAATACTGACAGACGATTGTCCGTGGGTTGCACTTCGTATCCGGGTTCTAGACCCATATACTTTGTGTCTGCATCTCTGGGGTTTAGTGCCTTTACAACCTCAATAACTACTTGAGGAATAACAGCTTTTTTAGCTTTCACCATTGTTTTTGCTCCAAATTTCAATTTATACAGTATTATACAGGAGATTCGATTTATTGTCAAGCCAGATCCGATAAATACAGTATGCCAAAACTTTCTCTATACCGCCCCAACAAACAAAATGACTATCGGTTTATCGATAGAAATATCTCCGAACAACTTACCGTGGGTGGGACGGATTTGTACATCCACAAGTACCTAGGACCAACAGATCAGGGGCCGTCAGTAGATTACACCCAACCGCAATACGACAGCCTCGATCCAACAAACATCCAAGATTTGCTTTTTCTAGAGAACCGGGATCGTACTTATGATTCCAACATTTATCGTCTCCGCGGTCACTACAATGTAGCTAACTTAGATTTTGATCTTCAACAATTTGGACTGTTTCTGAACAATGATATTATTTTCATCACGGTGCATTATAATGATATGATCGACATCATAGGTCGCAAGTTGATGGTCGGAGATGTTCTTGAATTGCCGCATTTGCTTGACTATAATCCATTAGACGAAAATATTCCCGTTGCTCTTAAGCGATTCTATCAAATTACAGACGCTAACTTTGCTAGTGAGGGGTATTCGCAAACCTGGTTCTCTCACATGTGGAGAATTAAATGTGAGCCGCTAATAGATAGTCAAGAATTCTCACAAATCCTAACACAACCAATTAGTCTGGATAATTATTTAGGAACGTGGGATGTGACTAAAACTTACCCAGCCGGATATGTTATAACATTCGGAGACAAAAACTATACTTCATTGATAGATGTTCCTGTTGGGGTGATGCCACCTGCTGCGACATATTGGCAACTAGATGTAGCAGACAACCTAAAAGATATACTTGGTACATACAATAAAAATATTGCAGTCAATGACGCTCAATTGGCCGAAGCACAGCGCATATTACCTAAAGCAGGATACGACAATAGTAAACTTTACATTGTTCCTACATATGGCGAATACGAATCTGATGGAGTCTTGTCGCGCAAGATGAACCAGCCTGCGCCGCCCAGTAATGTCATTACTGGATCGCAGGGCGCTCCTAGTACCACTGTGTCAGGAACCGTTACGATGATGCGTGACGAGAAATACAGGATAGCTAGTCCAGTCATTAGAATTTCCAAAGCTTCGCTCAACAGCATCTGGGATATGACCGTTGACGCAGATCCAGTAGATTTACTAGATAAGTTTGTGCAGGCCAGTTTGCAATTGGTCACCTTTGCGCCGGTAAGAATTGGTAATAATTCAGGTGCGGTATCAGGGGAAACTGTCCTATCTGTCCTTTCTATGGGTGCGATTACTGGCCCATATGGTACCGCAGACAACACGTATGCTACCGCAGACCAAGATCCTACATTACCAGGCTTCACGGGCACTGTTACTACACAGATGGATTTTCGCGCAGATTGTGATCCTAGATTCCAATTCATTGCTAGGTCTAGCCCACGTTCATTTGGATATGCGACCGGATATTTGACAGGAAACGGAGAAGCGCCGAACGGATATCCAACTGGGGCCGGAATTTCCTTTCCACAAAATCCCGACGTTGGTGATTATTTCCTACGTATCGACTATATGCCACAGCTACTCTATCGTTGGGATGGACAGTTGTGGGTCAGGATATCTAGCAATGTCCGCACCGACACTGGATTTACTGCAGGTAATACTTCGCAGCTTAATTCGTTTATTAACAATAACAATACAACAACGCTCACGGATGGATCAACTGTTCCACAAAGTCAACCGTTGTCAACAATATTACAACTGGCACCAGATCCTTTGCCGCCGGTTACCTAAGAGAGACATTAAATGGCAGCCTTCTTCTACGATAATCAGATACGCAGATTTTTAATTCAATTTGCAAAATTGTTCTCAATGTGGCAAGTCACTAAGGGCAAAGATCCTGCAGGAAATGACATTTTAGTTCGCGTGCCTATTATGTACGGTGATAGCAGCAGACAAGCAGCAACAATTATTGCTAAGAACAGCGCAAGTAATTTACCAAGCGCCCCATTGATATCGTATTATGTCACTGGCCTGGAATATGATCAGCGTAGAACGCAGGATCCTACGTTCATTGACAAAATTACTGTTCGACAGAGAGCGTACAATAGCGAATCTCAATCATATGAGGAGACACAAGGACAAGCCTTTACTATTGAACGCTTAATGCCTGTTCCGTGGACTCTACGGGTAACAGTAGATTTTTGGACTACAAACTACAATCAGAAATTGGAACTCATTGAACAGCTAGGCACTTTGTTCAACCCTGCACTTGACATTCAGAGTACAGATAACATTATAGACTGGACATCGCTGTCTGTCGTATATCAAGATGGGTTAACATTCACAAGCAGAAGTATTCCGCAAGGAACGGCAAATCCAATCGACGTTATGTCTTGGAAATTCTACATGCCTATCTGGATCAGCACATCATCCAAATTAAAGAAAATGGGTGTGGTTCAAAAGATCATTGCATCAATATTTAAGGGCAATGCTCTACAAGATATGCAGGATGATGATTTGTTGCTGGGCACTAGACAGAAGATAACTCCGTACGGATACAAGGTACTGTTATTAGGCAATACACTTCAGTTATTGCCGGCTGATGAACCGTTCAATCCTCCAAACACTAATCTTGCTTTGCCTGCGCCTCCTAACACATCATTATATTGGTCCAGTTTGTTAAACGTGTATGGTACAATGCAACCGGGTATTTCACAAATATGGTTACAAAACCCATATATGGAAACTGAAATCGTAGGAACAATAGTGGTGGACCCATTAGATGATCGTTTGCTACTCTATAACATCGACCCCGACACGCTTCCACAGAACACCTTGCAACCAGTCGATAGTGTCATTACCCCATTGACTACTGGTCCGAATGCAGGACTCC